TCATGGCGACCGCCTTGGCTTTGATGTCTAGGAGTTCGCACTCCGTAAGTCCGATAAAGAGTCCAGAGGCCATTTAAACTTGCCGAGAATGGAAGCCCGAGAGGGGGTACGCCGCCCAGCCCACGCCGCGAGTCTCTTCCTCCCACGACACTAAACGGCGTACCCTTGAGGAAAGTCTGCCAAGGGTCATGACGGTTGCAAGTCGGTTTCGGCAGTTTCCCGTCCGGCGATGCCCCAGCGGACGGCGGCCAGCAGGGCAAGGATTTCGCAGTCGAGAGCATGGTTATCCTTCTTGCCCTGGGGAAGTATCCACAAGGGCTTGCCGGTCCGCTTGTCCTTGATGCGGACTTCGGCGCTCAGCTGCTCGACATACTCGGGGGTGGCGTCGAGGGCGTAGCTCCAGACGCGGCGAGCCCGCAGGCCGTGTAGGAGGTCTTTGCCGGCGGTGGCCGAGTGGACGATCAGGATGGCCCGCTGCGGGATGCCAGGGACGACGATGGACTGCTTCTCGGAATAGAAGCGGCGGGTCGTGTTCCCGGTCTTGTCGGTCACGGCGAAGTCGTCGGAGCCTGAGCCCTTCGCAGTCTTCCAATTACGCTTAGCGCACTCTCGATATACCTCAGTCGTGTTATCTCCTGAGTCGCAAAGTATCATGGCATTATGGACCCCCATTTGCTTGGCGAAGGCTTCCACGTTGCCCCAAGAGTCGATGCGGGCGAAGGCCATCAGGCGGCTATGCCCGGTCTTAGCCCAGCGGCGGACGGTGACCCAGAAGTGGCCACGCTGGACGTCGACCCCCATCGTGCGGAAAGGGATGCTCCCGGGCACGGCGTCCTTCTGCTCGACGACGCGGGCCTTCGGCGTGATCGCGGCCTCCGCGTCCCAAGGGTCGGCCATCTTGTAGTTGGCGGCCTCGGCCAGCGCCACCATCTCGCCACCCTCTTCGCTCCAGGGCATGGCCAGCCGCTTCTGCTTGAAGATGCGCCGCGGTTCCTCGTCGCCGTATTGGTCGACAGACTCCTTGGCCTTGAGCATCAGCACGCCGAGCTCGCCCCAGCTCATCGTCGCAAGGCTGTTCCAATGCAGGCCGATGTGCCCGGAGTTTGCGGCGACAGATGTAGCCACAAACGTCCCGCGCGCGTTAGCCTCAAGGCGGCTGGCGTTCGTGTCGGGCAAATGCGTCCGACAGGCCGCGCACTCGTAGGTCGTGCCGACGCTGACCTTGTGCAAGTCCCATGTGCCGGTCGCCTTGGCGTCCTCGGGAAACCTGATCTGCTCCCAGACCCATGGCTGAAGGTGGTCGCATTTCGGGCAGCGCATATTCCAGTCACGCTGGTCCGTCGTCTCGTGCAGCTGATGGAACTCCTGCCCAGCCCGACCGCCCTGGGATAGGAAGATGCGTTTGCCCATCCAGCCGAAGGCGGTGACGCGCGCGCTCAGTTCGGCCAAGTGTCCGGGCGGTGCCATCCAGCACTCGTCGGCGATGGTGTAACGCAGGGACAGGCGCTGAAGGTTAGCCTCGTTCCAGATGCCGCGGCAGTAGAGCGTCATGCGGTCGAAGTCCGCCGTGGTCGAGCGGTCGAGGTCGTCGCCCGAAAGACGCGCCTTCACCGGCGGGCAGTTGTTCCAGACCGGGCGGAGGTAACGCAGGGCGAAGTCCTTGGCCTCGGGGTCGGTGGCCTGTAGCACCATCGTCGGCCCAGGAGCGTTGGCGATGATGTGACAGGTGAGCAGGCGGGCGAAGAGGGACTTGCCCGACTGGATGCTGGCCAGCACGGTCAGCAGTTTCGTCTCGGGATCGGCGGCGATGCGTAGCGCTTCGGCCACCCACGGCGTGCGCTCAGAGCGGAACGGCCCGGGCATCGGCGAGTCAGGGATGGCGTGGACGTTGGACTCGAGCCAGTCCACTACATCTCCCGAGTCAGACGGACGCAGGACGTCACGGCCTACGCGGAGTAGGTCGGCCTTATTCATCGGTCGATAGGTCGGCCTTCACGCGGCGCACCCAAGCCTCGAGCACCTTCACGGCCTTCGCCGGGTTCTCGGGGTTACATCCTTCGGCGACATCGAGGGCGAGTTTGTCGAGTCGGTTGACGATGCCGGCCGTCATCTCGCGCATGGCCTCGGTCGCTTCCTTCGCCGAGATGTAATCCTTGGTCAGGATGAGCCGACGCTCCTGCTCTTCCTCGAGCGCGACGAGGGTTTTGAGTGAGGCGTTATAACTCGACTGGTACTTCCCCTGGTTAGGGTCGCCCCCTTCCATCGCCGCCTGCCAGACGCCACGCGCCCGACTGACCAAGGTCCGATGTTCGCTGATCGTGTCAGCCAGGGAGCCGTCGTCGAGCTGCGCCGGTGCGGCCTTGGGTGCCGCGGCCCGCTGCACGTTCGCCCGGGCTTCCCGCCATGCCCGAGCCGCGTCGATGCTGTCGGTCGGCATACCTTCGCGTCGAAGGACTGAGATGCGTTGCGCGGTGACGCCGAGCGCCAAACCCAGTTCTGAGTTGGTTAGAGCCATGGTTTGTTAAACGGCCTGTTTTCTCTCTGTGGCCCCACGAAAAACCTTCGTGGTGTCGGGCCACGCGTGAAGGGGGTAGGGTCTGAGGAGACTCCCTAGACGGGGGCTTTGGGCCGTTTTCATCGGTTAGGCGTGGCAGGGGGAGGGGGGCTAATCACCTTATTCTTGCCGCGTCTGGCATTCACATGAGGAAATAATCCGCACGCGTCGGAGTTCACGGTGCGCTGGATCTCCTTAGCCCTGGCACGCATCCAGAAGTGAGAGCGGCCATACATCTTGCCGATGAGGCGAGAGGACAGACAACCGGGCAGACTCAGCGCCCAGCGGATCAGCTCGACGTGACGACGGAAGGCGAAGTTATCCGTGCAGGCCAGCGCATCCATGAAGCCTTTAAGCATGACCCCTACGTGATCTCTACTGATAAACGCGTCGACCTCTTCGCGTCTGCCAAGGTCAGTCGGGTTGAATGCCCAGTCAGGATGATTGGCATCGATGTTGAAGACGTGCCTAGGTTGCGCCATCTCAGCGTAAGGCAGCACGCCGTTCTCCCGCATCTTCTCTTGCACCTTCTTGGGTTGAGCAAAGAACCAAGCGTCAAACGACTTGGCCTCCTTAGCCGGAGCCGTCAGGTCGTTGAGCCTAGCGCGTGTCACGCACCACAGCGTCAACCATCTTGACGGCGGGGCAAGTGGCAAAGGTTGTGCCAGTATCCGTCCATGTCGAACCGTAGCATCGCCTTACGGGTGAAGCGATAGGTCAGTGATGAGTACTTGCCCGAGTAGTCCAGGCTCTGCTCGACGATGTCCTTGAGTTCCGCTGACGTCATCTTCTCAGGCCATGTGCTGATCACTTCCCTCAGCTCCATGTCTTTCCTTTCCTTGACTGCCTTGGCTGCCTCGGTGGCCTGCTGCCGGATATGCTCCATCCTCTCAGGCTCTTCCCTCCAGGACTTCTGCCGTAGCCGGGTCAGGGCCAGCTTACGGAGGACCCATCCTCTCCGCGCGGTGGTACGGTTAGGTTTGGTCATCGCGTTAGACTTGCGGCCTCGCCAGAGACTCGGTCGAACCCCGAGCGTCAGCGACAAGGGGTGAGACTAGAGTCACCCTTGTACGAAGTACAGGGACGGAAGTTGAGTTGGAAGTTGAGAAGGGATTTGACATTGGCTTTAGGGTGGGGGTCAGGGTGTTGACCCTCAGTTGACCTTAAAACGCCTTGGCGACCCCTTAGCGGGGCTGGAATCGCTATGCCTTGGGGCGTTGTCGGGTAGGCTTTCGGAGGGGGGCTGGCTGTATTCCCAGCGGATGACCCCCTTCTCGGCGGCGTGGCGGATGTAAATCTCGCCCTTGAACTGGTTGGCGTGGTCCTTGAGACCGGCACGGCCACGGCGCTTGGTCAGGCCGAACTTGTAGATCGGCTCTTCGCCCTGGCATCGGAAGAGGACGGCGACCTCGCGGAACCAGTTGGTGAACTCGGAGGAGCCGAGGCCAGCGTAAGCTAGGTCGGCGACGGTGTGGCCTTCCTTGTCGCTGGCGGCCTTAGGCTTCCCGGTGTGGTGCATGGCCACGAGGACGGCGCCAGTCTCGAGAAGGATCGGGGCGAGGTCATGGCGCAGGAACTTGGACGCCTGCTCCTGATCGGAGACGTCGATGCCCGCGAAGGACAGGAGAGGGTCGACGAAGACGATGTCGGCCTTGTGCTCGATGAT